AGTTAGCACAACGGTTACAAGACATTTTATCTAATGATCACGATCATCGTAACGAAGGTATCCAAATAGCCGAGTTATTGGTCGATGTCCTTGTTGGCGGCACAGCGTACCGTAAAGTTGTTTATGATCCGGTACTTAACAGGGTTAACCTACCTATATTACACCCTGAAAACGTTATTCCTGATCCCTATGGTACAGCGATAGACTTTTCAGATTCTAAATACGTTATTGTCAAAACCGACATGGATTCGGCAGATATTGAACGGATATACCGGGTAAAGGAAAAGGATTATGCCGGTGACGATCAAGGTGAATACGGTGCTTCCGGGTTAATGGGTGCGGTAAGTAAAGTTACACGTTACCTGAAACCGCAAGCTGGCGGTACTTTGGAGAAAGATACCAAATACGAACGACGCC